ATGAAGCCTGATATATCTTCCTTTAATAACGCCGCCCAGGTTGAGCGGCTTATTGACAAATATTTCGCCTATATAAAGGGGAAATATCATATTGAACAAAAACCGGTAAAAAACAGTAAAGACAATGCAGAAACTATTGAACAAAAGGTTTGGGACCGTGAACCCGAACCTGCAACATTATCAGGACTGGCCCTTGCCCTTGGCTTTAGCAGCCGGCAGGAGTTTTATACATATGTACAGCACGGCCCGTTTTCACAGGCAGTTAAACAGGGCGTTTTACGCGTAGAAGCCTGCTATGAAGCCCATCTGCACCAAAATGTAACCGGGGCAATGTTCGCGCTAAAAAATATGGGGTGGAACGAAAAACATGATCCATTACCAAATACAGAAGCAGGGAACATTTTAACAGTAAAGGTTTTTAGCTCCGGTCCTCCTCCTGCCGGTAGCGAAAAAGAGGTAAAACTATAACCCCGGTACCCGTTTGCAACCTCAGCTATCAGATTAAAATCAGTAACAATGACCGATGAAGAAGTAATCACCGACATTACATTTAAAGAGCCGGAAGGTTTTCACTGCTCTGTCCTGTTCAAACAAAATTATCTTTCAACCGCGCATGTGGTAATTAACCAGGGAGGTACCAGCAGCGGTAAAACATTTGCCATTGAGCAGGCGCTGTTTTGCCTTGCCTGCGAAAACCCCAAACAGGTGATCACCATAGTTGGACAGGATATCCCTAACCTTAAAGCAGGCGCCCTGCGCGATGCTCTAAATATATACAGCTCTTCGCCGGTATTACAGGCAAAAATTAAAAGCTATAATAAAAGCGACCGTATTTTCGAGTTTCTCAACGGTAGCATAATTGAGTTTAAAAGCTACGACAACGGACAGGACGCAAAATCCGGAAAGCGCGACTACCTGTTTATCAACGAAGCCAATGGCCTTACATGGGATGTATATACAGAATTGGCCCTGCGTACCAAAAAGCGCATTTTTATTGACTATAACCCCAATACCGGCTTTTGGGTACATGAGCACTTAATTGGTAAACCGGGGGTACAACTTATAGTGTCCGACCATCGGCATAACCCGTTTTTAGGTCAGGAAGTACGTGACAAAATAGAAGCGTTAAAAACTGTTGATATTGAACTATGGAAAGTATACGCCCGTGGTTTAACCGGCAAAATAAACGGGCTTATATTTGACAACTGGTATATCTGCGAATCTATCCCGGCCGATGCCCGTTTGATAGCCCTGGGCTTAGATTTTGGTTTTACCAATGATGAAACCGGATGCATTGAAGTATACCAGCAAAACGGCGAATTGTGGGTAAACGAGTTACTCTACAAAACAGGCCTCACCAACACAGATATTTCCTCAAAATTAAAAGAGGCCGGTGTAGGTTTTAACTGCGAAATTATTGCAGATAGTGCAGAACCCAAATCAATAGAAGAATTAAAACGCCTGGGGTGGCGCGTTACAGCTGCAAAAAAAGGTGCCGATAGTGTTAAAAACTCTATTGATATCCTTAAACGCTACAAAATAAATATAACCCGCAATAGTACAAACCTGCGCAACGAGCTTAACCGTTATAAATGGCGCGTAGATGTAACAGGCAAAACCATCAATGAACCGGTTGACTCATGGAACCATTTGATAGACCCCTTAAGGTATATCGCCCTTAATAAATTAAAAATAAACGGCACCGGAAAACTTCAATCGCGCCTGCCGCACAGGCAAAGCATTCAACAGGTAGGGGTATTACACGGGCTGATCTAAACATCCATAATAAAAACTACAAAACCGACACAGGCTTAATAGATATGACAGAACAAATATTAAAAACAACCCAGGGCAAGTTGCGGGTCCGGATACCAACGCAATTAAATGAAGTAACCCTCGGCCAACTAATGGATTTGCAAGCCCGGCCCAATATAACAGATTTGGAGGCCATCAGCATACTTTCGGGCATACCGGTTACTGAGCTTCATAACATCAAAAACTATGATGATCTGCACCAGTTTGGCGATGCCGTGCTTTCTTTATCCCACCAGATTAAATACCTGTACAACAGTAACGAGATCCCCAAAGAGGTAATTTTTATGCTATCAGGGGGCAGCGGGGCACCACCCCAAAAAACAAAGGTAAAAGTAATGCAAAACCTTTCGGTTGAGCCTGCCGGCGCATTTATGGCAGCCCGCGATATCATAGCCGAAGAAATAAATACCCATATAAAAACCCATGGCGAAGATGATTGGCAGGAACATTTTAATCCTTCATTAAACGCTTGCTGCCAGATATTGGCGCAATACTTCTATTGCCGGGCAACAGGTAAAAAATATAACGAATATGAGGTAGAAAGCTTTATGGACGAAGTTAAAAAGCTACGGGTAACGGAGGCACTGCCCATCTCAAAGCATTTTTTTACCTGTTATCCCAGCTTATCGATGCCGAGAATAAGCTTTTGGCATCGGCTCCTACCGTATTGGAAAAAAGGGCAGGAATCCAGTCCTTCGAAAAATTTAAATATATCAACACTGTAAACTCATTAGCAGGCGGCGATATTACCAAATGGGACTTGATCATGAGTATGCCATATGAGCGCTTGCTTACCAAACTGCTGCTTAACAAAACCGAAGCTGAATATCAAAAACGATATAGCGAGCTATCTCAAACTACAACTTAAAGCGCCTTATCCCTGCAAGGCTATTAAATACCAAACCACCCCAACCCAGGGATCGGGGCCTGAATTATTATGCGTAACCAAATAGAAGCTATTGTACAAACACTTAATGGCAACCCGGCATTTGCCTATGGCACCCAGGCCGAACTGAATACCCTTGCAGATGATATCAGCTTTCCCTACGTATTTCTTTACCCCCTTCAGCCTATTGAGGTAAGTCCGCAGGTCAATGGCTCGGTTGATAATATGTTTACCGTTTATATGGAGTTTCTGTTCAAAACAGATTTTGGACAGTTCACGGCCGAAAATGAAACCTACGTATCGCAAGCGCTGCAAATGGCCAGTCAATTTGTGGTAAAAGCCTCAAAATACAGGGAAGGCGAAGGCCGGTACTTCAGGGTCAAAGCAGGGCAAAAAGCCAAATGTGTGCCGGTTTATAACAAGTTTGATGTTAACACCACCGGTATTGGTTTAACCATAACTTTATCGGCCATGTATTTTGATGTTTTTTAAACCCTCATTCTAACTAATAAAAAATGAATATAACAGCCACTATTAATGAAACCATCAGCTCAACAACCTACCCCGACCAAAACGGGGGGCAAATTGATCAGGGCGATGTATTCATCAGCATTATTGATGCTGATACCGGGCAGCCCACCAATGGCAATAACTGCGAAGTCACCTATCAGCGTAACGAAAACGGGTATACAAGCACCTTCAACGTTATTGTAGCCGGGCAATCATTCCCACTTTATTCAGGTATCATCAGGGATTACGAATATAGTCCCCAGGGCGATATGATCCGGAGCAACTATATATCGTTCAGCATAATTGCTGTCAAAGCCGGTGACAATCCTTCCCCCAATCCCTCTGTTTGTGATCTGAAGATAAATTATATAGCTATCAATAAGATCGAGTCGGCCCCGGGAGCTGCCGACGCTCAGATTACAGTTAACGCGACCTCAAGTTTTGCATCCATATTGTATAGTATCGATCTGGGTGCAAACTGGCAGGCGTCTCCTGTTTTTACAAACCAAAGCGGGGGGTTAAAACACATACTTGTAAAAGACAGTAACCCCTTAGGCTGTACAGACACCGCGGAGGTTAGTATTTCAACATCCACCAATCTGTTAACCGGTGATCCTTCGGTAATGCTCCCCGATGGATATGTATCACGCTGGAGCGCGGCGTTCAATCCTATCGTGTTTACCTATCAAAGAAAAGATTTCACGATTAAAAGCATAACAGCCGACAGCGAAAAAGGACATGCCTGCATCAGTGTTAACGCCAATTTTAAAGACACCAATACAGGGTTGGTTAAAGTTAAGGAAGGGGATAAAATCTATCTGAAGTCGAACGCTTATAAAGGAGTTTATACCATTGAAAAAGTAACAGGCACCAATAGCATAGTGATTGATACTCCCTTTATAAACGGTGACACTACCGGTTTTATTAATATCAACAGCATGTACCCGTATTATGAGCTGCATACCCGCATTACCTATACCGATCCGCTTACCAATAACCTATCCACCATAAAATCAGTAAACCGGCCGGATAATACCGGCTTAGTAAAAGCAGACCTGTCAAACTTTTTACAGAGCTTGCTACGCCCGGCCGACAGCAACGATTATAACCAGGTTGATCATCGCGATACCAATCTCTGTGCCGCTTATACGGTTGAGTACGCCCAGCATTATGATGATGGCTCAAACGAAGGATTTACAAGCAGCTTCAGTCAAATTCAGTATCCGTACTATGTGGTTTATGCGGCCAAACAACTCGGAGATAAGTATGGCGGCAATCTTGCTGCTTATGTTCCCAATATCAACTCACCCGCACAATGGATAACGGACTTTAAAGAGTCTGCATATTCGGCCGGATACCCATTTGATATTGGGTTCATCTGCACCGATGAGATGGCCGGCCTCCAACCCTATTGCCTGCTTACTTTGCTTGATATTAACCGGAACCCGCTACCCGGTGGTTCACAACCCGATTATTTGCAAAATGAGGATGATTCGTGGATCCTGAATGAAGATGGCAGCAAGTTTAGCATCGGTAACCAAACATCTTTTATCATGCCGTTAACAGGTCCAGCCGGCTTGCACCGGCTTATGGTTAATGCAAACTTCCAGGCCGTGGCCTATTACTTTAATATCCAGATCAGGTATGATGATGAAAATGGTTCGCATTCGTTAACCAAAGCACAAACTGTACGGATAGATGATGCTGTTGATGATAATTCAGTATACCTGAGATGGATCGGGCTTAGTGGTTCCTGGAATTACTATCGTTTTGTATTTAACCAGGAAATAAGCCTGGATGTTCAAAATGCTGTTATCATTAAAAACTTTGTACAAAACTGGCAAACCCAGGAAGGAATTGAAGAAGTGATCAGCAAAAGTGCAGGGCAAAAAATGAAGGTTATGGCCGAAGATCTTTCTGTAAATGATATCCGCGGGCTGCAGTCAATTAAATATTCGCCAAAGGTACAGATGCTGGTAAATAAAAATCCCGTCAGGTGGCAAACCATTGTGATAAATACCGCTACCTACAGCGAATATGAAACCCGCAACGGGCAGGCCCCGTTTAGCATAACATTCAACATGCCGTCCATAAATATTCAAACCCAGTAACGGACTTATTCTTTCGTAAAACTAATGTTATCAATCCCATAGTAATAATCACCATCAACAGTTATACTACTTTCATAACTTACTTCAAGTGCCTTTTCGCTAAGTGTATTAACGGTATAAGTGCCTTCATAAAATGCTGGTGTTGTTTTACTTATGGTTAATACTTTATCCTTCAAAGTGTATTGATATTTAATAAGCGCCGTTTCGCCCGACGGAGTGCGGTTTGACGTATAACCTGAACCATCATTATTAAAAATTTCAAAATCAGCAGCCGAGTAATCTGTACGGGCAGTATCTCTCAACAGCACATTGTTTTTATAACTGCGGGTATGATATTTTTTCAGGTACCATTTACCTGTAATAGTAACTACAGGGTTAGCAGCCTTATCATCTTTTTTGCATGATACCAGGCAACATACCAATATGGCAATTATCAAAAGATACTTTACATGCATTGAATGCTGTTTCAGGTTAATTGGTCGGGATCATAAACTTAAATAAATTATTGATAATAAACCAATTGTTTTAAACAACGGTCAACAACTAACATTTGCTAATTTCATGAATCAGATACAACTTTATATTAATGACCAACTGGTTGATTTAACTGATGACAGCCCTATTGCGCTTACCTTCCAGATCAATAACCTGGCCGAAGTTAAAAACCAGCAGGGCAATACCAGCAACCAGTTTAAGATCCCGCTAACGCAACGTAACCGTCAAATTCTGGGTTTTCCGGATCAGGTAGCTTTTACTACAAACCTGCCCTATGATAATTATCAGGCTAAAATTATACAGGATGGGCTTGAAATCATCCCTTATGGGTTAGCTGTGCTTAACAGCATTGAACAGGATACGGCCAACATCACCATATTAAGTGGCAATGTTGATTTTTTTGACGCGTTGGAGGGAAAAATCTATGACATGGGCGATAGCAGCAGCACCACATCCAATTTGGGTAAAAACCTGCCGTGGCAGGCTTTTGACCATCCCTGGAATTTGGAAACCATTGTTGCATCACAAAAAAAGGAAGAGGGTTGGATATGGCCTGTTGTTGATTATGGATCAATAAATGAGGTTGATTTTGATAAACCTTTGGATGTGTATACCATGCGGCCAGGTTTTTTCATTAAAACTGCAATCGAACTAATGATCAAAAACACAGGTTATAAAGCAACAGGCTCCTTGCTTAAAAATGAGTTATACCCTAAACTTATTTGTCAGTTTGCCAATGACGAGTTTGAACATGGTACCGATTTTCAGAACTCAGTTGAAGGTTTGAGTAAATCAGCATCGATGTTGTACGTTACAAATAACGAACTTGTAATTGATGGCGGGCAGTTAGGTATGCATGCCAATGATAATACGGACAGAACTTTACCAATTGGATTTCAGGAATACCACGCAACAGAGCGGGTTAACGGCACAGCAAGCCTCATTCTCGACTTAGACATGCATGGCGTGGCCAATACCGGCGATAACGGGTATTTTGAACTCATCATAAACTATCGTGATGCAAACGGCCATTCAAGCGAAGTGGCAAAGCAAACCATCAACTTTACAGATAAGGCTTATCCGCCTAATACCCGTGAGCGCACAGAACCGGTTAAGAATTTAAAGCTCACATACGATTTCGAGCTTAATAAAGGATATTCGATTTTCATCACTTACCACCTGCACCGTTATAACACCACCGTATTTATTCATAAAGGCGCTGTGTTTAGGTTCGATGTTGATCAGAAACCGGTTTTATATGGCCAGCAGGTACAATGCGAACGCATTTTTCCGGATATAAGTCAGAAAGATTTATTGAAGGATACGCTGCAACGTTTCGGCATTGTATGCCAAACAGATAACAGTACCCACACCGTGTCCTTTAATTCATTTGCAGATATTGTTTCCAATATTCCAATCGCAAAAAACTGGACAAGCAAGTGTATTGATCAGGGTAAAACCATAAGTTTTCAACTCGGCGGATATGCACAGGTTAATTACATGAAATACAAGGATGACGATAACGTATTACCCAAAAAACTGGCCGATTCTGAAATTATAGTTAAAGATAAGACCCTGCCGGCAAGTGCCGACCTGTTCGAAAGCCAGTTTGCCCCTACCCTTAACCGGGCATTTACCGGTGGAACTATAGCGCAAATTAAAAAGCTCGATCCTGATAGCGATACCAACGATTTCAGCATCAGCACATCACCAAGAATATTGATTGATCAAAAGTTAAACCTGCTCAATCTTAAAGATTATCCTACGGTAAAATTTACCGACGGCGAAAAGACTGTTGAGGTAAATGACGTAGTATCGGTGCCTTATTTTTATAAACCCGATGGTGAATTTAACCTTTGCTTTAGCGATAAACCGGGAGTTAACGGCGCAAAGCAGCCAGGTTTAAGAACAAACTATTATCCGCAACTGCAAAAGATACTAACCCAAACCAAAAAGGTAGTGCGCTATTTTTTATTAACCCCGCGCGATATCATGGAACTTGATTTGCTTATTCCGGTTTATCTGGAGCAGGACAGCTGTTATTATTATATCAACAAAATCGATAGCTGGCGTAAAGGACAGCCGACAAAAGTAGAATTAGTAAAGCTTGGTTAACATTTTTTTATTTTTCAAATATTATTTGCAACCCAAAGTGTAAACGTTATATTTACCAATAATATTAGTAAAATCTAAATTATCACTTTGATGAAATCATATAACCTTCTGTTGTTATTATTAATTATAGCAAGTTGCACTCCTCCTGTTAAAATAGTAGATGACCGACCGACTGAGGAATTAACGTTAATAAATAAATTTCATGTAGCTGATTCTCTCTATTCCGGAGAAGAAAATGCGATAAAAAAAAATGAAATATATGATAAACAACATGCTCAGGTAGCTAAATTGATTGTGGATACTTTGCATGCGAAAGCTGTGCAATGGCAGGCTACTCTTTATCAAATTGAATTAAAAAGTTACCCCGTTGATTATATCGAGGCAACTTTACTTGTTACGCCAAAGATTTACTTAGATGACGACCAAAAATACCCAGATTTGAGTAATATAGTATTATCTGCCAGGGTACTACCAGACAATACCATCATAAAAGATAAGCTAAAAGATTTGTTAAAAGGTGATAGAGTATTAATAACCGGATCATTTGAGAAAAATAAAACGGGGGATATTGAGTTTACAAGTAATGGGGATGATAAGGATTATGCTTTCTCAAACCCTAAACTTGATTTCAAAATAGAAAGCATTACTAAAATAACTAAAAAGCTACAGTAATAAATATCGCCTGATTATTTAGTTAAGGCTGCACACAACTTTGTTGATAATCAGTTCCGCATCCTAATATCCTAAGCCATAGCTCGGACAGTTCGCTATAACCGCAGATTCTTCTAATCATTCTGAATTAAATCAATCTTTAAATTATGCCAAATGGAATTTTAAGCATTAAGCCATCAAATTAAAAAAGACTTTTTTGTTTAATATTAGCGGCTACTTTTTTACCTAAACATAATTAAAACTAATAATCAAAATGACAAATTCATCCAATGATGACCCGATATTTTCGGACATGAATAATTCCATTCAGCAGATCGAAAAATACAACCAGGCGTTTATCAATTTAAAGAACAGCATAAGTAACCTTGGTAAACCGATAAAAAATGTCTCAGACAATGTGCATGCCTTAGATAAAGACCTTAACAAATTAACAGACTCAATTAAAAAATTGAATGAACAAAATGAGGCAGCTGCAAAATCTGGCAATGCATTCAAGGAAACTTTATCAACACTTTCATCCACATTTTCTATATGGAAAAATATCATTGAAGGCGTAAGGGCAGGCTTTCTTACATTCACCAATATATTAAGCGCTGGTCTAACTATATTAACTATTTATGGCCCGGAAATAATGGAATGGGTTGCATCTCTCATACAAGGAAAAGATGCTATTAATGACGCTACACTTAAATTAAATGCACTAAATAAAGCTTTCAGCAGTAGCGACTATTCAAAAGCTATCCAGCAATTAGATGAGTTAAAAATAAATGTCGATTTAGCCCGAAATGGTTTTCTTAAGAAAAAAGATGTATTGAATCAATATAATGAAACGCTGGGAAAAACAATGGGCAAGGCATCATCATTGGCCGAAGTTGAGAACAAGTTAACAAAAGATGGGCCCGCCTATATAAAAATGACCTTATACAAAGCTGCAGCCCAGTTAGCACTTCAGGATGCTGCAAAAAAAGCTTATGAAGCAGAGCAAGCCAAATTAAAGTCAGACGATGATTCTCTTACATTTTGGGACAAAGTGATGGACGTACTAAACAGAAATCCGGGTGCCGCTGGCGAAGGGTCAAGAGGTATACCAAACACAAGTGAAACAGCCGATAGAGAAAAGAAAAAGCAAGCCGAAAATCGGCGGGCTCAAGCAGTAAAAGATGCCCAAAACGAGCAAAAGAAGTTGGAAGCAATAGCAGCCGGATTTCAAAAACAAGCTGCTGATATAGCGAAAGAAATGGACATGAGTTTTTGGGATAATTTTGACACTGACACAGCCCCACAAAAAAAGAAACAGAAAATAGATACCTCCCGCGCCGCCCAATTATTGCAAGCCAGGGCAATTACATTTGCCAAACAAATTGAGCTTGATAAGCAACACTACGACATTGAACTCGCCGCGTTGAATGATGCGCTGAGTAGAAAGCTGATCAGCCAGGAAGATTACGACAAAAAAAGTGAGCAGCTTCAACAAAAATTCCATCTTGGTATTGGTGATAAAATTCAGTTTTTTAATAAAAATGATTTTGATGAAGCAAAAAAGCAAATGCAGGCCGTAATAGATGCTAATCAACACGAGGACACTGTGGCAAAGGATGAGAAAAAGGTTGATAAAGCCCTGCTGCCCGGTCAGAAATTAGAAGCTGAAAAACAACTCATTGATGATAAATATAGTTACGAGATTAAACTGGCCGCCGGCAACGTCGACAAGATTAAAGAATTAGAAGATCAAAAGCAAAAGGATATTACAGCGTTAACTCAGCAATACGAGCAACAACGTAAAGAGTTTGCATTGCAAAGCGCACAACAAGTGGCCGATAAAGCTTTTTCTATCATTCAAAACAACATTAAAACTCAAAGCGGCGCCAGGATAAGAGGGTTGGAAAAAGACAAATCAGCCGAACTAAGCAATAAAAACCTGACAAACACCCAGAAAAAAGCGATTGAAGATAAGTATCAAAAAAAGGAAGCTGCAGAAAAAGTCAAGGCCTTTAAGGCAGAACAGAAAGCATCGATATTACAAGCCGTTATTAACGGTGCATTGGCCATTACCAAAGCAACGTCACAAACGGGTATACTTGCTCCCTTTGTTATACCGGGCATCATCGCCTCTACAGCTATACAAGTAGCCACTATTGTAGCTCAAAAACCACCTCAATATGCTAAAGGCGGCTTACACTATCAGTCCGACGGTCGGGGGGCATTATTGCCCGGTTATAGCCGTACCGATAATACAAACGCATACCTCCGTTCGGGTGAAGCTATTGTTGTGTCTGAAGCAATGCGTAATCCCTGGGCCCGCAATTTGGTAAGTGCAATTAACGTGGCGCATGGTGGTCGTGACTTTTCGATACCCAATCCAGGCCGCGGTTATGCCATAGGAGGTATATTTACCGACGGAGGCAACGCTAACCGTTATTATAATCAACCAGTCAATGATGTGAAGGACCTGGCCAATACCCTCGCTTACCAAATGATCAATAACTTCCCTCCTGTTTATGTGGATGTTAAGGATATTAACAACCAGCAAAATATTCTGGCTCAAACTATAAACAGGGTAAATTTGTAGCAAACTATGCCAATTGTCATAATTAACATACCTCTAACCTCTAACCTCTAACCTCTAACCTCTAACCGCTAACCTCTAACCGCTAACCGCTAACCGCTAACCTCTATGGATATTCAAATCGCAAACACCCTGTTTGATGAAGGCATTTTCTCGGCCATGTATAAAGCAGGCTTTATAACCACTAAAGTATTTGTGTACCGCGAAATTTATTTATGGGTGAACGCCCAGCAGCAAACCCGTGGTATTAATAAAAATCAGGCTGTGCTTGAGGCAGAAATCAAGTTTAATAAGGACGAACGCACTATTTGGCGTGCACTCAACTGTTTTTCTGAAAAAGCAGCTTAAAAATTCTTCCACTGACAAAACACTGTCACCAGATTAAAAGAAATTTGTATCGACATTTGTTATATCAATCAGCTAAACAAAAAATAGCCCATAGCCAGAATCAGCCGAAGCAAATTCAATTCATTCAAAAAATTCGGGGTCAGATAAACAACTGACAAAACACTGTCACCATCCAAACAAAAAATAACAACGACCTTTGATACATGCCAGCCGGCATTATAAGACGTAAAAAAAACGGCCGCTATTACAAGCTAATTAACAATCCCCAGTCCATCTTCAGGACTTTCTGACTTCCCGACTTTCAGACAAAAACAATACCAATATGAGCTACAAAATTTATTTATACGATACCGAAACCGACTGCATTGGTTCGGGTAATTTATCATCAGTTTACATACAAACCCAACTTGAGGCGGCAGCGGGCGATGACGTTGAAGTACACATCAGTTCGGTAGGCGGCAGTGCATTTGATGCCATCGCTATTTATGATCTGCTTAAAAAGTATCCCGGTAAAATTACTACCTATATCGACGCGCTGGCTGCCTCGGCAGCTTCAGTTGTTGCAATGGGCGGCAGAAAAGTGATCATGAGCAAATACGCATTGCTTATGATTCACAAACCTATGGTTGGCACAGGCGGCAACGCCGATGAACTCTTAAAAGATGTACAAATGTTAAATGTAGTTCAGGAGCGCCTGGCACAGATCTACATGGACAAATCCGGGTTAGACGGAGTTACCGTAAACAGCTTGATCAACTCCGTCACCTGGATGACTGCCGATCAGGCCCTTGATCTCGGCTTTATCGATCAAATAGAAGATTATCAAACAGAGATCACTAACAGCGCGCTTATTAAAAACTATACAAACGCTGCCCCAGCAGTTTACCAGCGATGCATCAACAAACTCTTAAACATAAATAACAACAGCATGAACATCGAAAACAAAGAACTCATTGAGAAAACCACGTCGGTATTAAACAAGATCATGAATTTTTTCAAAAAAGTGGTAAACAAGCAAACCATCACCGATAAGGGAACGCTGCACCACGCAGACCAAATTGAAGAAGGTGCCGAAGTTTACCAGGACGAAGACATGACTACGCCCGCCATAAGCGATACTTATACCTGCGCCGATGGCAAACAACTGGACGTTAAACACGGAAAGATTCAAACGGTAACACCTGCTGACCCTGAAACAGCACCGGAAGCAGAGGATGAAGACGACAACCTGCCGGAAAGTAAATTTAAATCGACAAAAAAAACTGCTGATGTACAAAACCGTATGCAGCAGTTAAAAGCCCGCCTGCATGCACAAAACGCACTGTTGACAGAAGCTCGTAGCGCGCTTGAGGAAGCCAACAACCGCCTGCAAAAAACACGTACTGAAGTAAAGAACGAAATCAAATCAACCTTTATACCTGAAAGTTCAAAGCGCAGCAATAAAACCCATTCAGAGCCTGCTCCATTCTTTGCCCCACAAACCGAAATCGCGAAAAACGCTGTAAAAAAAGCTATCGCTTCCTAAACAAATCAACATACCATCTAAACCTTATCATATCTAATTAACTCTTTCTCACTATCCCTATACGTTAAAACAATCAAAAGCTCCCCCTTTAGGGGGCCGGGGAGCTAAACTTTATGGCTCAATTTACATTTACAAACAACACCTACGCCGGCGAAGCGCTGGCAGGATTTATGGCAAGCACATTACTGGAAGCTGATTCGGTTAAGCGTGGCCTGCTCACAGTAATCAACGACGTAAAAGCCCGCAAGGTGATCCTTGATGTTGATGACGACGTTGTATTGCAAAACCCATCGGGCATCTTTACCGATCAGGGCACAACCGCCCACCAAACGGAAAGCTATCTTGACCCTGTGGTTTACGAATTCATGAAACAGGAGCAATGGGATAAACTTGCGCAAAGCTGGGAAGCCCAGTCGCTTAAACCAGGTGCCTTTATGGATTACGAAGGTGTGGTTGACCTGTCGGACTTTATGGTACAGCGTTATTTAACAAAAATCCAGATTGCTAACGAACGCTTGTACTGGCTTGGCAAAAGCGCCACTAAGGAAGCTGCCTTTACAGCCGACTTCCCCGGCCTGCTCCTATCAATAGCTGCGGCTTCAGGCGTTTACAAAGTAGGGTTAAGCAAACCCGCCACCTCATTGGCAGCTACCGCAATTGATGCAAACGGCATTGTAACCGTGGCCGATACCTCAACCCTCTCGCTGATGGCGATGTTGTTACAATCACCGCGGTAACCGGCACCAGCAAGGATACTACCAATGGCGCGCCAGGCATAGCTGTTCAGGGCCAATCTTACTTTATTCAGGTAGCGAGCGCCACCTCGTTTAAGCTGGTGCGTAACTACAACGAAGTTAACAGCCGTAAGCCCGCAACTTTTAGCGGCACAGCTACCGCGGCTATAGTAAACTACATTAACGTAAGCAATGTATTGCAGGTGCTGGGCAGCGTTTACGCCCAGCTTGACCCTGCCGATAGGATACAGGAAGATTTTAACTTACAGATTCCTTTACATGTGGGTTATGCGTATGCCCAGGCGCAGGCAAACAAGGCATTAAACGTTATCAACGCTTTTACCGATATGAAAAAGATGGACTACCTGGGTATTCCGCTCCAGATCATGAACCACTGGCAGGCTAATACCATTTTAGGTGCAAGGTCGTCAAACCTGTTCCTTGGTGTCGACCTGTTAGGTGATGCTTCTGAGCTATCAACCGTTTACCTGAAGCCTTACACCAACGATAACGTGGTACGCATGAAAGCCCGTATGAAAGCGGCCGTAAATTTCAAATTTGCCAACGAACTGTTCTACCTCTCTGCTTAGTGAATTGTTGATTGGGTTGGTTAGGTGAGTGGTTATTGACTCTTTACCCTATCCTTAACTAACCCAATCAACTTAATCAACCATTAACTTAATCAACCAATAATAACATGTCAATTTATAATAAAATAAACGCAGGTTTTAGCCTGGGTACGGATGAACCTATTACCTCGGGTATTGAGGATGTGATCTATATCTTTAATGCGGATGATATTGTGCTCACTTACGACACCAGCAACCCGCTTATTGTTAAAGGATTAACCGCTGTGAGCAATGCCAAAGTTTACAAATTTGAAGGAACAAATAACAGTTTCAATACTACTTCTAAACAAACAAAAACACAGGTAGGCCCGCGTTATACCGAAGAGATAGATTTCAACATAGCAGGTTTATCTGTTGATATCAAAGGCCAGCTTATGGCCATGGGATATGGCCGCGTACGCGCCATAGCGGTTAATAACTATAAATCAAGCGATTCGGCTATTGAACTTTTTGGCGCGGTAAACGGATTGATCCTAACCGATGCCGAACGTAATGCCGCAGATGAATCACTTGACGGTGGTTACAAACTGAAGCTTACCAATCCTGATAAAATGAAAGAGCCCTACCCTCCCCGCGCGGTATCTATTGCTCCCGGCACTGGTAACGCCACTTATGCCAGCACTTTATCAGCTATCGAGGCGCTGGTTACAGCATAATCATTGTGTCATGAGGTCATTAGTCATTGTATAATGGCTAATGACCATTAAAAGATCCTTTTTCTATAACCTAAAACTAATGACCAAATGACTGATGACGCAATAACAAAGAAATACATGCTTAAACCCGGCTTTCATCAATTTGCACCTGGTTCGGCAGCAATACATTGCAATGAAAACCTGAGCGATGAAGAAGCAGAATGGTACTTACAACGATATCCACATATAGAAGCGCTGTTTGCCCCCCGTCACCCTGAAGGGGGAGTTATAATCCAATCTAAGAATAGGCGCAAATCAATGGCTAATAAAGATTCAAACAAAGGAGGTTCAAAATGAAAACCTACCTTCCGCAAATTGAACGGCGAATACTGGTAAGGCCAAACCAAACCTATGGTATTCTTAATTATGACCTGGATAATGCTTATCCGCAGCGCATGCTCGAGTTGGTAGCCGGATCACCTACAGCAAAAGACTGCTGGAACAAACGAACAAAATTCATTGCCGGTAACGGGTTTGAACAAAGGGACCTCGGCAAACAGGTAATTAACTCTAAAGGCTTGACCCTTGCCAAACTATTAAAGGCATTGGCTACCGACAAAGCACTTTTCACTGGTTTCGGCATTCACCTAAATTACAATGCTGATTTTAAGATTGTATCAGTAAGCTATGTGAAGTTCGAAGATATCCGCATGGGTGATACTGATGCCCCGGAAACAGCCGATAAATACGCGCTATACTCGGATTGGGGCCGCAAAACCTGGAAAAACATCATGCGCAGCAAGATCACTTTTTTAGACAGGTATAATCCTGATCCGCAGGTGATCCGGGAACAGGTATCCCGGGCCGGCGGATGGGAACATTACAAAGGACAGTTGTTTTATTTTAATCCGGAAGTTGATGATTACCCGTTAATTGAAGCAGATTCGGTATGGGAGGATTTTGAAACCGAGGCCGGGATCAAGATTTTCAACAACAGGGAGGTAACCACCGGGTTTCTGCCATCAACCATGCTTTTTATGCAGTCGCGCCGCGAGGAGGCCGAAAACACCAGGCCTGATGCCGATGAGTACTCAGCGGCCAATATCCCATCGCAGCTTGAAAAAGACCTCGGCGCATTTCAGGGTGCGAAAAGCGCGCAAAAGATCATCGTAATTGAATATGAAGATGAAAACTCAAAACCGGAATTCAAAGCCTACCCTATTCAGAATAACGATAAGCTGTTTGAAACGACGGAACGATCTGTCGAAGCCCGCATCATTAAAGGCTTTTCGGTGCCAAAAGAATTGATTAACGCCGAAAAATCATCAGGGTTAAGCAACGGCAGCGAAAAGAAGCAGGCTATTCTTGAGTTCAATGACAATACCGCGGCCGACAGGCTTGACCTGTCAGAAACTTTAGCTGAAATTTTCAATCGTTTTTACAGAAATATAAATCCCGGTAATAACTGGAACATCGTACCCGTAACAGCGATAGCAGCCGATGATAGCCCGGGTATCAAGGCCGGAAACGCCATCAACGGGCTCCTGCAATCGGCCATTCCTCAAAAAAGCAAAATAGCCGCTTTGATATACGCTTATGGTTTTAAACAAGCAGAAGCTGAAGCTATGTGTCCGTGATTTAAGTCATAAGTCTTTAATTGTAAGTTCTAAGTATAAAGAAATACTGACTCAAGGCCTTAGACTTAAGACTTTCGACTTCCAGGTCAATCAACACAATCGTAAATAACATTTTCAAATCCCTTAACAGGAGTTAGGAGGCCATGCCATGATCTATTTAATTAATCAAACCATATTTCAACAATATGAAGATATTAACGTAAACATTAAACCCGAACGGCTCAAAGTATTTATCAAAAAGGCCCAGGAGCTCGACCTAAAACCATTTTTAGGATATGCTTTGTACTACCAGCTAATAACCTATTGCAATGATGACGGCACTATAAAAGATGATGCGCCGCAGGCTTATAAAGATCTGTTAAACGGCAGCGAATATCTTGACGAGTATGGCCGCATCGTATTATACGAAGGCCTCGCTCCCGCCCTGGTTTATTTCACCTTTGCCCGCTTTATTGAAAACGACGCTATATACTACACTGCAACTGGACCAGTTATTAAACGCCACGATAACGGCGATGCCCTTTCATCGCCCGAGATTGTAAAACTGGTGCAGCAGCAGCGCAGTATAGCCAATGCTTATACCAATGATATAGAAAAATTTTTAAGAGATAACCAGGAAAACTTTCCGCTTTGGCGCTACAACGAAAAGAATAAAAGCAGCCGCCAGTCCGGTCCGCGGATCCGTGGTATCGACAAAAATGATTTCAACTATCCGGGCACAATTAACAATTACAATTTACCAATAACCGAATTTTTAAACTGATGGCGAACGATAAAAAAATAAGCGAGCTCCCGATAGCAGAAACTATAAATACCGAAGACAGATCAATCCTGATCAGCAACAATGCCGATTATCAATTCGATTTTGCCACCCTGCTTCAATTTATCAATTCAGGGCTAAACGCCGGAGCTAACCTAACCTTCGGCCCGGTGCTTCCGCAAAACACAAGTGGTAAAGACGGGGACGTATTTATAAACACTGCAGCAGGCTCCTTTGCGCAAAAAATAGCAGGTGTTTGGACAATTGTTTACACCATAGCCACCGGAAGCACCGGCGATACCACCGTGCTATATGGCACAACCAGCCCCAGTACGTCAACCGGTAATAATGACGATACATTTATAAACACCGTAAGCGGTATATTTTACAAAAAGACCGCCGGAGCATGGAACCAGGTATTCTCTATGCAAACAGGTCCGCAGGGACCACAAGGGGCAAGCGGAACGGATGGTACCAATGGTACAAACGGCAAAACCATATTAAACGGGCTAACCAATCCGGCAAACAGCCTGGGTACCGACGGTGATTTTTATATCAACACCTCCTCTTATTATTTTTTCGGCCCCAAGACCGCCGGTATCTGGGGCAGCGGAATTTCATTGATAGTTTCGGGCGTACAATTTGAAGAAACTGCGAACAAAAACACCCCCAACGGCTATGCGGGTTTAGATGGCAGCGGAAAGATTTCGGCAGCCCAACTCCCCGGCTATGTTGATGATGTACTGGAGATTGCCAATTATGCATCCCTGCCGGCGATCGGAGAAACCGGAAAAATCTATATTACTACCGATACCAACAATGAATACAGGTGGGGCGGATCGGCATACATCCAAATTGTCGCGTCGCCCGGTACTACCGATGCTGTACCCGAAGGCGCGACAAACAAATATTTCACGGTATCGAGGGTTTTAAACGCTGTACTTACAGGTATCGGATTCGGGAGTGCCTCGGCAATATCAGCAATCGATAGCATTTTGCAGGCTTTAGGGAAGCTGCAAGCGCAAATTACCGGTTTATTTAAGATTCCTTCGGGAGGGGCAAGTGGGCAGATCCTGGCAAAAAACAGCAATACTGATGGTGATTTGCATTGGATTAATGCGCCTTCTGGTAGTGGCGGGGGCGGCTCGTCTGAACCATCCGGGCAGATTAAATCTTTCAGGGTTGATTATGGAGCTGTTGGGGATGGTGTGACGGATGATACGGCGGCGGTTGCAAATGCTTTAGCTGCCAATAAGAGAATATTTGACAATGGCGATTTCTCGGTTACTGCTTTTGATAATACAAAGGGGGTAACTATAGAGGGCGACGTTAAAATTTTAAAACAAACCACCTATCTAAAACAGCAAATAAATAGCTATGCTGATAAATACCAAAGAGTATTCGGTGAGGAGTATTTATCTTCATTTCACAAAAAGCTATTAGCTAAAACAGCTGTTAAGGTAATTCTTTCAGGAGATAGCACAACCGCGGGAACTGGTGCAAGCTCAAATACTTATCACCCGGATATACTTCTTAATCAAATTACTTTAAATAATCACATAGATAACGTTACATATATTAACAGCGGTGTAGGAGGGCAAAGTACTGCCTACTGGCTATCGACTGCTTTACCGGCAGATTTAGCCCAAAATCCTGACGTATACATTTTACGTTGGGGAATAAATGATTCGTGGGTTGGAGGTACTCCCGAAGCTAATGCTATTGCTTTTTTAGGGCGTTTGGATACTGGACTGTCTACCATCAGGAGTACAACGGGGTTTGATTATCAGCATTTAGCTATTATTCTTCAATCGCAAAATCCGACGACAGACGATGTTAATGGACATCAAGGGCAGATTTTTAATGAGCTAGTTAATAACGGTCTAAGAGCATTGGCGCGAAAGTACCAATGTATTTTTCAAGACATATACGGTACTTTTCAAGATAGTGTGCATGGGCAGGATTACCTAACAGCCATAAACATATCACTACCAAACGAATTAGTTCACCCGCAAGACCCGCTTTATGTAGCAATTGCTAATAAGACATTTGATGTTTTGTTCCCTGAATATTTTAGAGCCCCTGATGTTGTTGATGCCGGGCAATCAGGACGTTTATTTTCTGCGTTACCATCTGCGTATCGTAAGGGTATTACATACGAATATGTTGAATCGTCTAACGGGTGGCCTATTAGCGGATTTCTTATAACTCATCATCTTAGTAATGATATGTATAGGCAAGAATTAGCCTCGTTCGATGGAACTAACAACGGTAAGTTATACGTTCGTGTAGGATGGTCAATATCGGGCTGGCAGTCTTTTTACATTTTATCCCCGGTTCCAACTGCACTCGTTTATGACGGTACTCCAGGAGGGATAACACTTTCTAAATCGCCATCTGCGTTTCCGACGGGGATATGTACCGATTTTGTTTTATCCTCTGATGGGTGGCCGATTAATGGAATGGTGATAACTCATAGATCGAGTATTGGTACCGTTAAACAAACACTATCCTCTTATGATTCTGTAACGAATGAGTTTGTAAGGGTTGGATATGGTTCTTGGCAAGCGTGGAAGCAGGTTACGTTAGTTTAATGGGTATAGTTTCCCGCAATGCGCTTTATAAGCTACTCTCATGGCGAATCAACATGTTTAAAGAAGTAACACTAACTTAATTTATAATTATAAATTCGCATAAGAATTGTAGATAATTAATATTTAATAATAAGTTTAAAAAACGTTTG